ACTTATAAGAGTTAATAATACTATTAATTCTAAAAGTAAGAAATGGAAAGTTCTACTGTTTGATGAAGGTAAATATGCTTCTCAACTAGAGACTTGGACTGAAAGAGATGTATTAGAGATAGCTTCAAAGCCTGAAAAGTATGTCTATGGATTTCAAAAAGAGTATCCGGCTATATTTGATGCTTTGCCTGATAAAACTCGTAAACTAGTCTTAAAGGCTAAAAGTTCTAAAATAGCCAGAAAGGCTGATCCAACTAATTATCCTTGCATACAGACTATGTTAAAGGGCGGTAGCTATGGAAGTAGACACCAGTATGCTTTAAGAGTGGCTTCACACTTCAGATGGAGAGTAGATGAACCGGTAGTTCAGTTAATAATGGAAGACTGGAGACAGAGAGTAACTACAGATGAAAATCCTTTTACTGTAAAAGAAATGCAGAGTATAATCAATTCCTGTTATACTGGTCATAATGGAACCGGTTATAACTATGGTTGCTCTGATAAGTATAAAGATGCTCATTGTAAGGATTCCTGCAGACTCTATCACACTAAAGCTAATACTGAAGCTATGTCTTTTGCTGATATGCAGACAAGCACTATGCAGTTCTATTCTAATGGTCATAAGCCTTTACAACTGGGAAACTTGTATGGTACAACCTTTCCTATCTATGGAGGTGAATTAGTTATTCTGCAAGCTCCACCAAAGAGTATGAAGACTATGTTAATTCATAACTGGATTATAGCTTTTGAAAAACCTACATACTTTCTTGAGCTTGAGATGTCACCCAGACAGATGTTTATAAGACATAGACAGATTAAAGAAGGTATAACATATGAAAAGGCTGAAGAAGATGCTGTTGCCGGAGTAGGTATAGATTATGATGTATCTTGGCTAACTTTTGATTATAAGAGTTGTTATCCGTTTGAGCTTGAAAAGAAGATTATGATGTTACCAGATAAACCGGAGATAGTTATAATAGATCATATTGGTCTTATGCAATCTAAGAACAAGGATATTAATGGCAAGATGGAAGAAGTGATGGAAGCTTTGAAGAATCTGGCTATAAGACATAATATCATTGTGATAGGTATATCTGAAGTAACTAAAGAATCTATGAACAAGAGAACCGGTACCCCACCTATTATGGCTGGAAGAGGTTCTGCAAGGATAGCCTATACAGCTAATAAGGTATTAGGTCTTAAGCCTTATAAAGTAAAAGGTGAAATTGGACTGATTGAATTAGAATGTATAGCTAATAGAGAGAAGGAACAGCTTCATGTAAAGCTTAAACCTGATAACTGTAAACTAACCCAAACATGGGAGAACTATGAGTAGAAGATTCTTTGAAATCACAGATGAAATAGTGGCTGCTAAGACAGATCTATTTGCATCTGATGAAGAGATAGAAGAAAGACTTTCAACTCTTGTAGATGAATTGAGTACAAAAGAAGATGGAGTCTGGCATTTCTATAAAAAGCTTCAGCAGGATATAGATCTTGCTGATGAATATATGGATAAAATAAAAGGAGAAAAGAAAAAGCGACAGAATGCACAAAAGTCTGTAAAGAATATGGTTATAAGTTCTCACCAGACAGCTCAAATTCTTCCAAAATGTTCAGAGTTCAATCCTTTAAAGATATTGCAATCTGCTGCTGTAGATGTAATAGATGAAAAGAAAATACCCGAAGAATACTGGAAAGAGAAAGTAGTTGTAGTGCTTGATAAAAAGAAGATGTTAGAGCATCTTAAAAACGGAAAAACGATACCGGGAGCTGATATAAAGAAGGCTCTCTATGTGAAAGGATTAAAATAATGCAATTAAAGAACACATCACCATATGCTGATATAAAGAAAGAACAGCTTTCTTATGGTACTTCTATGAAGTCTAAAGCTTATGGTGTGAAGTTAGAAACACCTTTAGGTAAGAAACCTTGGGAAGAAGTAGGTATAGTCTCTTCAGACTATCTCTTGGTTCCTAATAATACTATGGTTAGTATGGCTGATGAAGTTATGGCTACATCTGATTTAAGCTTTGAAGAAGATAAGGATTTCTGGGATGGTAAAAGATTCTTTAAAAGTTGGAAAGCTGTAGATGAAATTGATGCAGAAGTGCAGGCAGGAGATAATCTTGGAGTGGGAGTAGGAGTATGGAACTCTTATGATGGCAGTACTTCAGGAAGATTTATCTTATTTGCTTATAGAGTAGCCTGTACTAATGGAATGCTCTCTAAACATAACTTTGCTGAGTATGTCTTTAAACATGATATATACAACAAAGAGTGGAAACATGAGATAGAGAAGTCTTCCAAGGTCTTAGAACATGCTTCTCAAGACGTTAAAAGCTTTGCTGCTAAATGTAGTAAATTAAGTGAGACTTATATGAGACTTAATAGTTTAGGTGAAGCAAGACAGAAAGAGCTTAGTAACTTTGGTGTTACTGACTTTGGTAAGATAGTTGATAGGTTTGTTACCGAAGAACAGTATACAGCTCATTCAGGCTGGGATTTGCTAAATTCAGGAACAGATATATTCTGGCATAATAAAAAGCAGACTGTTTCAGACTTTAAAAAGAACAGAGAATGGGTGGATGGCTGTCTAGCTTTAGTTAACTAAATACAAAGATATGGGCTAATATCTCCAATCCGTACATCCCCACACTTACCACCACCGGAGTGTTAGCCCTATTTCTTTAGAAAAATAGTATGAAGAAACATTGTAAAGATTGTAACAAAGTAGTTTTAGAGTTAACCAAGGGTAAAATCAAATCAGACATAATATACTTTTGTAAATCTTGTTGGGATAAAAGAAACCCAAAGATTGATATGCCTGATGCATTTAAAAACATATTTGGAGGCTTTAAATAAAGCTCATAGTAAGTCTAAATAAGTAGACATACTGGGTATAAAATGAGCTACATATAAGCTTAGTATAAGCTTGTTATAGAACTTTACCATAGGGGTCTATAATGCTATTTTATGCAAGTGTTATAACAAATATTCCCGTACTAACTGAAAAAGGAGAAAGAATGAAAACATTCAGCAGAAAAATTACACCAAAAGAATGGGATTATATTGAAGAACCAATGATAACTGTTGAAGAACAAGAATTTTCTGAATGGGTATGTTATTTATTTGGAAACACCCCAAAAGTAAAAACTGGTCTTGAATGGAGACCTGCTGAAGGATGCGAACCAAATTGGTTCTGGAGAAAAATGCAATGGTTGATTTTAGGAAATACTTGGAAAAAAGAAATAAAGGAGAAAGAAAATGAAACACAAACTACCTGAACCATTCAGGACAAACTGGATAGAAGCATTAAAATCTGGAAAATATAAACAAGTATCTGGAACAATGACAAGAGATGATGGCTATTGTTGTCTTGGTGTTGCATCTAAGCTATATCAGGAAATGAAGGGTCGTTATTATACAATGTCTGGATGTGCTTTTCCTGAAGCTGGTGGTCCATTTGCACCTGAAGAATTATATGATGGAAGTGAGGAGTTGTATCAGGAGTTGTATCATGAAGAAGATAAAACTGTAGAAGGATGGCTTCCGTCTAAACTTGCAGATATGAATGATGGTGGAAGTGACTTTGTAGAGATAGCCAACTGGATTGAAGAAAATACAGTGGGGTATAAACAATGAAAGAAGTAAAAAGTGCAATAGAGATTTTAACAGGAAATTATCCTGAAGAAGTAGAAGAAAATTGTGGTACTACTTGGTTTAAAACTGATGGGAAGTGGTACTATATAATGATTGAAGAATGTGTAGAGGGGTATCACAATGAAGTATAAACAGCCTGACTGGGCTGTAGGACAAATAGAGAGGATGTCTGGTCTCATAGAAGATGAATGTAAACATGGGGTTGGGCATCCTAATGATGAGTGGCTTAAGGCTCATCCAGATAAACCAGAGATGGGAATACACGGATGCGATGGATGCTGTTCTTTTAAACCTGTAGAAGATGAGGCTATTAGAATAAAGGTTGCTTCTATTGTAGAGAAAGAAGATGGAAGTGCTGATATTACACTTAATGTGAATAATAAGGCTCTATCCATCATTGTGCAGGATTGGATGAGAAAGGCTTTTGAGGAAGCTATAACGAGAGATGCTATTTTAAAGGAGATGGAATGAGTCTTATCATAGGTATAACATTAGCTATAGTTTATATAGCTTTGTTGTCATATCTATTTAATAATATTTTAACCCTTGATAATGAGGAAGAAGATGACAGCGACACCTAAGAGATTAGAGATATGGAAAAGAGAAACCTTTGATGTGTGGTGGCTTCCTTATCCATATCCTGATACTAAGTTTAACAACTATATAGATGTAAATGATTCTTGGTCCAGAGAGACAGCTAAGTATTGTATAAACTGTTGTCAAGTCTATGATCAGCATAAGAGTCATAATGCATATGTAGTTACTTATTATGAAGAGCTTGTAAGCTGGGGATTTAAGAAAGGTAAATGTGCAAGATGCAGTAAAAGAAAAGTTAGTTGTGCAAAAGCAGTCTGACTGTTGGAACTGTGGTCATCAGAAGATAGGAGGAGATTCTTTTCTTGGAGTTTGTTTGGCTAGAGGAAAAGAGATTCCTTCTTGGGTCGTAGATAAGGGTTGTAGTAAATTTACGACCAAGTATAAGAAAGTTATTAAAGTGAATCAACTATCACTTCTGTAAAGTCCAATAAAAAGAAATCTGAACAGCTTGGAATGCATTTTTCTACAGCTCAAAATAGACTTAAGAAAATGATACTCTTTATGTTTATTAAGAGATGTAAAATGGATTTATGTTTTAGATGTAAAAAGCCTATTGTGAATTATCAAGATCTATCTATAGATCACAAGAAGTCTTGGCTTGATAAAGATATCAGAAGATTTTGGGATTTAGCTAATATAGCT